AAGACGTAAACCAGTTGTGCCTACACCATATGATATTTCTGGATCAGCTAACTGGTTTAATAAATGTGACAATGCAATTACTGTGCATAGACACAGAAGTGATGAGGAAGATTATGCAGGTATTCATGTTCATAAGATTAGATTTCAGTATAAAAATGGAAAGCCAAATCAAAATTCTCCCATTAAATTAAAATACGATATAGTTAGAGGAAAATATTATGAATACATCGAAGAACCTAAAGAAAATCTTTTTGAATAGGTTAGGAGATATGGATATAAATAAATGGAACAATCAAAGCATGGAAAGACACATAAGGCATATGAGAAATAGATACTGGAAAGAATTTGACCAAGTATGGGTTAATTATAATAACAATAAAGCTACTTATCAGCAATGGGAAAAAGCACTCGATATGTGGCTTAATTCGGAGTTAATATGAAAGTGAAGAGGTATATTGTCACACCTGATAAGCATTTTCCTATGGCAGATATGAAAGCTATAAGTGTTGTATGTCAGGCTATCGAGATTATAAAACCTGATGGTTATATTGATCTTGGGGATACTGGAGAATGGGAATCGGTTTCCCATTGGCAATGGAAGAAAAAGAAAAGACCACCATTAGAATATCAATTACCATTCGTTGCAAAAGAGATTGAAGAGGTAAATAAAGGAATGGATATAATTGATGAATCATTAGATAAAGTAAACGTAAAGGAGAAGCATTTTGTTGAAGGAAACCATGAGGACTGGCTTAACAGATTTGTTGAAGAAAATCCCTACCTTGCTAAGGATTTTTTGGTTAAAAATGCTATTAAATTGGGACAGCGTGGTTATAAATACCACCCATTGGGCAAGATGCTTAAAATTGGAAAGCTCAACTTTTATCATGGACATCATTTCGCTGGTATTAATCACACTCGCAACCATCTGCTTCGTCTTGGTGGTAATATTATGTATGGACACCATCACGATATACAGCAATCTTCCGTTACCCATATTGATGGAGTCAAATCGGCTTGGTCAATAGGTTGCTTAAAAGATATGAGTGCAGAATCAAATGAATGGTTAGGTAATAGGCAACATAATTGGCAACACGCTTTTGCTATCGTTGATTTTTATTATTCAGGATTTTTTACAGTCCATTTAGTTCAAATAGTGAATGGTAAAACATCGTTGTGGGGTGAATTAATTAAGGGATAGACTTGATTTATATTATTTCAATTTATTATATTCAAACATAAGGGGAACGTATGAAAGAAATAACACAAGGAAAATTCAGGGTAGAATTTCCAGAAGAACTAACTCAAGAGGAGATTGATGCTATCAGAATGATGGTTGTAAAACTTCTTGAGCGTAACAACTGTAAGGTTGTTCCAGTTGAATAGGGAAGATGTTTATATGGCTACTATTTGTTGGGATGGATATGTTGATGATGATGGCAGGTATTTTGAAAATACAGATGGAGAACAAACAATAGTCAGATACAACATAGACGATCTTCTTGAAGGAGTTAGTGAATATCTTTTACTTTTCAAAGCTCGTGATCCATATTTGGAATGTGCATCGTTTGAAACCTATGAAGGACATGATGTCGAGAAATGGAAAGATATTACAGAATCAGTTAAAACCATATTAAAAACAAAGGAGAAACATGGAAAATAGAGATTCATTTAAATTATCAAAAGATAAAGACAATATTGTAGAGTTGCTTTACGATCAGCCAAAACAAGGTCAAAATTCTTATGGTGCTTGGTATTTATATGGTGTGAATAAAGAAGGTCAAGAGACTAGCTTTTTTGCAACCGAAAACCTGCATAAGAAGCTAAGTACGTTTGGTCGAGGTGCTAAGGTCAATATTAGAAAAGACGAGTATGCCCCGAATAAATTTGCATGGAATGTTATTCCTCAAGGAGATACTCAACCTAAACCTATATCTACATCTGCAAATAGCAGTATAGATAATAGAACTCACGATATTCACAAGCAGGTATGTTTGAAGTTGGCTGTTGATATGATAAGTACAAAAGACAAGGTGCTGACTACTGGAGAATTGGTTGTTATAGAAGCTAATATGATGAGTTTGTTGAATGTATTAGAAGGTAAGTCACCATCTGAATCAACAGAGGATGATTCCCCATTTTAATTCTCTGTGAAGAAATCATTATCAAAAAAGCTAGATAAAGTATGGTCGGACAAAATAAAAGAATATGGTATGTGCGAATATTGCCACAAGACGAAACCCCTAAATGCACATCACTTTTATTCACGATCTATTCGCTCGGTTCGTTGGGATATTGATAATGGTTTTTGTCTCTGTGTCGGATGCCATGTGTTCTCCTCAAAATTCTCTGCTCATAAGACTCCTGCGGAGTTTGTTGAATGGGCAGTAGAAAAGCGTGGCATCCGATGGTACGAAGTATTAAAGGAAAGAAAAAATAAAATAGTAAAATTTAATGATGATGATTATGAGGAGATAATCACAAGATTGGCTCAAGAATCATTCAATTTTTAAGGAGAACAAAAATGAAAGATATAGAAAGAATAAGAGGTAAAATTAGTATGATTTGGAATCATACAGAATTAGAAATGTCAGATTTATCAAAAATTGGTTTACAAAAAGAACTATCAGCTATTAGCTACATAGTTAATAGTATTATGAAGGACTTAGACAAAATAACCACCTGCAATGTTTGTAGTAAGGATATATGTTCAAGTTGCTTAGATGACATGGCAAAATCAATTTAATGAATTGCCCCAATAAATCAATAACTAAACCTGTAAGCCGAACACATAAGCGAACAGGAAAATATGTAGTTAAGTATGTTTGAAAAAATAGATGACAAATGTTTTCTTATGGTTGGCACTAAAAGAAAACTGGGGCAAAAAATTAGTGGCGGTAGGAGACAGTAAAAGACTTTTGCTAGACTTTGACCTTTCCTACCTATGCTAAAAAGTTAAGAACCTTAACTATTTAAAGGAGAAATCATGAGCTATTGGCTACAATCACTACAAGAAAATGCCTTTGACGTTTTCATTGTTACTATTATCATATTTTCAATAATATCATATCACTATCTGGATAGATGGGATAGAAAAAAAGACAAGCAAGATATTATTGATGAGATAAAGGGAGTAAAATGATATTGTTTAATATTACGGAATGGGTTGTAACTTTCTTTTTTTTTAGTTTAAGCTCTCTATTGTTTTCCATATCTTTTTTAATTGCTTTTCATGTCTGCCTACAAATCATAGAGAGGTTTCATTATGAAGGTTAGCCACTTTATGAGATGGGCAAAATCTATGCAGGATGAAGAAAATAGACTTATGCTAGTTAAGGGTGAGGAATATACAGTATCAGATGAGGATAAGTTTAAAAACTTTAAAAGCATTGGTGACAGAATGAATTTAAGAGCAGAGCAGGTAGCTCTTATTTATTTATTAAAACATATGGATTCAATAAGAAACTATGTGTTAAACGGCAAAGAAGTATCAGAAGAACCTATAATTAGCAGAATACAGGATGCACGAAATTATTTATTATTGCTAGGCGGTATAATTGAAGAAAGTAAAAACAAAGCAGATTTTAAAAAAATCGAAGAACTCTTCGATGGAGAAGAACCAAAATAAATTTGGCTCTATTCAATGGGTTATTGATGCTCTCGATAGCCATGTAGTAGAAACAAGATTTAGAGAAAATCATAAAACAGATGAAATCAGAGCAGATGAAGATCTCTGGTGGTGTCCAGAGTGTCGCAAGAAATGGAATATATTTGAAGGTGAACTCTGGAAATCATCTGATATGAAACTATGGGAATCTAGGATATGTCCAGACTGCGATTTGCTTGTAAAATAAAAAAAGGTAAGATGTCTTTATTAAATAGGACTGAATTTGATAATGCTATATCTAAGTTACAGGGCGAGTATTATATCGAACTAAAAGAAACTGGTGTACGCTCTGCCCAGCAAAATAACTATTACTGGAAGATTGTAGGTATATTGGGTGAGGAACTGGGATATACTGAACAAGAAATGCACTCCACTATAAAAAATCATTTTAATATAGATAGCACTAAAACGCTATCAACAAAAGAGTTTTCAGTATTTATAGAGCGTTTAATTAGATGGAGTGCTGTAGATATGAACATAGTTATTCCTGATCCTAAAACTTTACTGTCTTAATTACCAAGATTCTATTATATCTAAATTAGTATTCCATATTCTAGGAGCAACCTGTCTAGCACTAAAACCATTTTCTACTAGCCTGTATAACCCATAATCTCCTGTAGTGGTACTTGCAGAATCTACAGTAAATAAAAATGGAAGATGTTGTCCTATTATTTGATTATAAAATGAAGAATGAATAGTATTTGAGTCGTACCAATCTGCTGGGGTATCTTGATCTGCAAACCAATTTGGTGAAAATAAATCAGTATCAGTTACATAGTCAAAGTTCATTGAGTGCTTTACTCTTCCATATCTTCTGTTAAATCCATAAGTTTGCTGATTGGATGTTGTAGATAAATTCCACGGAAGCGTACTGTTCCATGTTGGCTCTCCAAAATATTTAGAATTAGCAAAAGTAGCTCCACCTGTAGATTGAACTAAATCAGTACCATCGTACATTATTTGAGTGTCTATATTTACGTTTGGAGATTGAAAATCTAAATATTTACCAAGCAATATACTCCCTATAACAACATCTGCATCAAAATTTGCACCAGTACCACCACTATCCTTAAAAGTAATTCTCATATATCTATTGTCAGTTGCTTGTGTCCAAGTAATTAAAGTCCACCCATTTTTTGCTGGATTAATAAATTTTTGATTGGCTTCTGATCCAGTCATTTGTTGTGCATTTATTTTTTTTGTATGCTCCCCAGATGATGTTACAGTTGTAGATGATGACATATCAGAGCTATCATCTAGATCTACTTTAAAAATGCAATCAGAAGTAGCAAAATTATGACCTAAGATTGCTAAAAAATTTGATTCTGAAAGATTATCACTTGTAACACCAAAGTCAAACTGAATGTAAAATGCTTTGTTTGTGTTTGCTATTTGTGCAAAATTTGCTGGTTTCATGTCAAACATACTTGCCTCACTTCCAGCATCAAAAGTTACTGCTGTACTTCCATCGTCTTGAATTGTTGTAATATCATCCAAGTCTCTCCATCCATTTGCTAAATGATATGAAAGAACATCTACATAAGCTCTTGGTGTTGTAGTTCTATTATATCCCATAATTTTTCCTTATCCCACTTGTATTATTTGTATATCAGCAGTAGATACAGATTTAGATATTGAAGTTATCATCCAGTATCCAGACATTGCCGAGCCAAATATTTTTATTTTAGAATCCCAGTTAGAAAAAGATATTATATCGCCTATCTCAAGATTATTATATTTAGGGGTTACTGTGCTAAAAGAAATAATACTTTTCCTATCTTTAAATACTTCGATGTATGCTTCAGCTATTTTTGTAGCAGTTGTTGTGTCTATAACATCTAAATCTGTTTCCATTTTTAATGACTGATTGTTCCCATCTACAGTAGTTCCTGCTGATGTTGAATTTGTAGAATTTACCGACTGCTCAAACTGATCTCTTCCATAATTTTGATCGTAGTGAGCAGTGACATCATTTCTAACAGAATTTAACTTTGTTTTAGATATATTTTTTAATTGAATATCGTTAAAATTTATAGTGCTATCTGAAGAACTATAATCTCTAGCTTTTCTTAAAGTTTTTATTTTAAATTTTCCATCACCACTTATATAAACCCATGAAAAACATTGTTTGCAAACTCTATTTATATAGTCTTTAGAACTTATAAATTTGTATTGAGAAAAAGCAAATTTAACATCACCAACAGCATCATTTAAAATATCTCCAAGATAACCATTTGTAGTGTTACCAGATGTATCAAATGAAGAATGATCTATATTGGAAGAACTTAATCCTAATTCAGTTCTTAATGAATCTTCTATAATGTAAATTGGATTTTCAAGTAAATTACCTTCATTGTATCCATTGTTTCTTGAATCTGCATCTATCCAAGACATATACTCTCTACCTTCTCCTGAAAAATACAAATAATCTACTTCTGCTGGTGTTCTTAATGTTTTAGTTCTTGTTGCTATTACTGTTTCTTCTACGCTATCATTTTGTTCAAATTGAGTAGATACAGAATATCCAACTATTTTTTCATATTCTTCTTGTATAGTTTTTGAAAATATCTGGCTAGGTCTAAACTCCAACATTAACCACATATCCAGCAATCTATAGGACATATTGTTGTCACCCTGAGCCGTAGCTATGGTATTTTTTACAGTTAATGTAGTAGAGTCAATAGAAGCTGAACTAAGCTCACTAGCAGAATATTTATTTGTTAAATTAGCAATGTGTATTCCATCTGATGTTATTGCTGGATTAAAAGTTGTTCCACTTACAAGCTCTACTTCTACTCCACTTGCATTGCCAGAAGTAAAAGCAGATGTTTTAGTTATAAGAAAAATATCATTATTATCATACAACTCCCCAAGCTTAGGTACTGTAGGGATATTAAATGTTAAATTTTTTGTTTCTGTTCCAGTCCCTTCTAGTAAAAGTCCTGTATCAAATGTGGAATAGCTAGTTAAACTGTCGTCAACTGCAAATGCAACACTTGAGTAACCTTGCTGTGCAGTAAAAGAATTAGCTAATGGTAGCCTGTAATAATAATTAGTACCTTTAGCTTTAATTATATTATGAGAAGTTGAGCTAGGGTTGTCTGTAACGCTAACATTGCTACTTACTGCTGAAAGAAACTCCCCTGATTTATTAATATAAACATTAGTATCTCTTAATTGTGCTAGTTTAACAGCAGAACCTTGATCGGTGTCAGGTAAGGCTTCAATCTGACCTGAGTCATTGCACCTATTTACTATGATAGCAGGAAAACGACCATCAGCAAAAAATTGTTTATAATAATTGTCTGATGTAGTCCTATCAAAGCTACCATAAGACATCGGAACTGGTTTACCTATATTTTTTTCAGGAGCAGAAGTATATGTACTAGAATCAACTGTAGCACTAGGTATTTGTTTATGATACACGCTACTTTTATCTAGCAATAACAACTCTATTGAGTCTAATCCATATTTTATATCTCCAGATATAACTCCTGTGCCAATCATTCTATCAGATGTGTCAAGTGTAGATGTTTGATTTGTATTTAAAAAAAGCTCCCACTTTCTATTGCTAAAATTATTTGTTGCAAATAAATCTGAAAATCTACCATTTTGAATAGCACGATCAGTATTTATTAAACTAACTGTTATATTACTTGTAGATGTATTAAAGTTAAAAAAATCTAAAGATTGACTATGCCTACCCCATGAAGATACAATGCCATAATAAAAATCACTACCATCAGACCTATCAATATCTGATACTCCTATAAAGTTAGATTCATCATTGTAATATAGTTTTAGCACCCAAAATGCTGTTGTATTTGCATTGTTTAGTGAATTAGATAAAGCTGAGTCAAAACTAAGCATTTATTTTATTTCCTAATGATGTTGCTTTATTTAGTGCAGGTATTAAAGTATTATTAACATAACTATCATCTACTACTCCACCTTGTATTGTTACATTAATTGTACTATTATTTGTTGATGTTTCTCCGTTATTTAAACTAGCTAAACTGTCAACGCCTACTCTATCTACAATTTCTTTTCTAATTATAAATTCACCTGCTTGAGCCATTATAGGAACATTATCTCTTCCTTGAACTTGACCACCTGTTGCAAATTTTTGAATTTTATCATCTTTTACTAATCCACCTGTATGAGCAATAAGAAAATTTAAAAACCCTCCTGTAGCTCCAGCTAGTTGTGCTGGTGCAAGAAACGTACTTAATAAAGCATATACACTAGCTTTTGCAATTAACTGAGTTGCTATAGCTTTTAAACTACTTACAACTGCATCTCCCATATCTTGACCATTAAGCATTGCTTGAGCCATAGCATTGCTAAGATTCATCATATTAGATACAGCAAATTTTTGCTGAGTATCTAACACTTTCATTACATCTACTTGCAAATTAGTATTTGATATGTTTGCTTCTACTGCTTGAGTTGCTAATAATTCTTGTGTATGTAAATCTTTGGTTGCTTGTATTAAGGCTTGCATTTGGTCTAATGCTTTTTGATTTTGAATAGCTCTTTGTTCTGAAATAAACTTTGCTTGTTCTGCACTTTTTGTTTCTTGCTCTGCTTTTTGCTCTTCTGCTTCTTTAAGCTTGTTAGATTGTTCAATTTGTTTATTTCTAACTTCCTCTAGTTCTTTTTGTCTATCTACTTCTTCTTTATATGCTTTTTCTGCTTCTTTTAAATTTTTTATAACAACATTTAATTTTCTATAGTCACCTGACAATAATGATGTATTTTTTTGAAGTTTTCTTAATTGGTTTAATAATGGAGTAGATGAATCAACGGAAATATTTAAACTTTCTGAAAACTGCTTCACTGTTCTTTCTGCTTTTTCCGTAGCTAAAGCAAACTCTAATTCTGTTCCTTTTGTATGGTTTAATATTTTTAATACTTGAGTCATATTACCAAAAACACTAGTTGCATTTCTTGCTAAATCTCCAAATAAAGGAGCTAATGTTTTTCCAATTTCAGTAGATAGGTCAGCAGAGGAAGCAGATAGTTGATCGAATGTATCCTTAGTAGTAAGAGTTTCTTCTCCTAAAGTTTTTACTTTCGCCCTAGCAGATTCCATAGTGGCTTCAAGAAAAGCTTGTTTTTTCTGAGTATCTGTTAAAGCATCTACTGTTGTATTGTTAGCTTGAGCAAATCTTTCATAAGCTTCTTCTGATTTTACAATAATACCAATATTATCAAGCATAAGCCTTGACTGCCTACCAATACCAGTAATTAAAGACTCAACAGAACTCGCAGTATCTCTACCTAAAGCTCTACCTAATCTTTGAGCAATATCAAACATTTCAGACATTTCATCTGAATTTTTAGTAACACCTAAAATCATTGCATTATTAGCTTGCTGAAACAAATCAAAAGATGTCATTGCTCCATTTGTTGCATCTGTTAATTTGCTTAATGCAATAGACGAGTTTTCAGTTGCTCCAGATAAAGTGTCAAATGCTGTTTCCATTGCCTGAACCCTAGAAGATTCACCAACTAATTTACCTATTTGCCTAATACCTAAACCCATAGCAAAATTAAATAAAAGCATTTTTGATCTTAAAACAGCGAATGATCCACCAAGTATTCTTGTAGATATGTCAGCTTTTTGTTGTTCAGCTATAGCTTTTCTAGTAGCAATTTTTAATTTTTCTAAAGCAACCCTACTGCCATTTATAGCAGAAGAATAGTTTTTATTTTGTAAAATAACTTTATTATAATCAAGACCAAGAGCTTGTAACTTTACTCTTAATGTGTCTATAGATTTTTTATTTTTATCTTCTTGAGTTTTTTGTTGTTTATTTCTATTAACTAATTTAGCTTGAGTATCTATAAGTTTTTTTGTTGATTTATCTAATTTATTAATAGCATCAATAACATCCTTATCTCCTTTAGCACCAAACTGTATAGTTATTGTATTTTGTTCAGCCATTTTTCATTGCCTTTGCTTTTTGTCTTTCTATTAAGTTTGTTAATAAAAAGCTCTTTTCAACCCATTTTTTAGGTTGGTCTCCGTAACTACCTTTGTATGGAGATATTTTAAATTGTCTTGCATACATAAATCTTGATATGTCTTTTTGCGAGTTTGAGTCTAGCATCATATTAGTACAAG